AATTATCTACGATTTTAGGATCGAACTTTGCTGACACTCTGACCACATATTCGGTAGAATTGCCGATATGGTCACGATAGCTTGCGAGGGTGTCAACGGTCAGCGAGGCATTCCAGAGCCCGTCGGAATATGTCCAGTTCTTAATCCAGTAATACCGGCTGAATGTGGGGAGGTAACAATAATTGTACCCGGTGGGGTCACTCTGTGTTGCTATCTTGATCTCGGGGTTTATGATATTGCAAGGCGCTTTAAGGTCAATTCCAAACTCCTGCCCACCGCTGGGCCGTTTTGTGCTGTTTGTGCGCTTTGCAAACTGGTAAAATGTAGCTTGCATTTTGCACCTCCTATAAAATAACCGACGGGCTGATGCCCGCCGGTGCCGGTCAGGACTTCGAGGGGTCCGCGTCCTTGTGCGTGGTGGTTTTAAGGGTGGAGGCTCTGGCTGCTCTGCCCGTGCTGGGTGCGGTGACGTCGCCGGAGGTCATCAGGAACAGAACAGCGTTCTCGGTGAAATCATCGTACCACGACCAACCGTAATGATACCAGAAGTTTGTATACAGGCCGCGGGCGTTCATGGGGGTCGGGACCACGCGGGACAGCTTCGGAGTGTATCCGATGGCATCCCAGTCCAGCAGACAACCGAACACATTGGAGAGCTGCACTGCTGCATGCTTGGATGCCACACCGGCAGCAGTGGTCACAACAGGCGTTGCGGAGATGGTCTCGCGCTCGTCGATGTTTTGCCAGAACGTGACCTGCTCCGCGTCACGATACTTCAGCATGTTGTCATGGAACACCTCGGGAATCACACGGGCGTCGATCTGGCTCTGTGTGCCGCTGTACAGGTAAAGGTGCTGACGATCATACGGAGTGTGTCGCATGATGTTGTACGTCGTGCTGCCGATCTCCCAGTTCTGGTGCCAGTTGATGGACCGCTCCTTCATAAGGCGGGAAATATCGTTGATGCGGCCATAAGCGTACTTTGCGAACCCCGGGAAGTTCGCTTCTTTGTAAACGTCCTGCACCGTCAGTTTGGTGCCCTGCTGGGCGTTGTACTCATCGAGCAGATAGATAACGCTGTGGGGGCTGGTCACCGTCATGCCGGTCAGATGGTTGGCCATCAGGTTGTTGGCGAGGTTGCGCCGGTCAGCCTCAATCTGGTTCGACAGGTGCAGCACGAACGAGGACCAGAACTGCGCCAGCTCCTCGGGCCCCTTGAATGCCGCCTCCATCTGGGTGTCTGCCTGGGTGTACACGCGGCTGTAATTGGTCTGACCGTAGTAGTTTGTCTGAAGGACTTCAGGTTTGTGGACCTCGTACATATCGACACTCTGGCCGTCCTCCAGCGCCCACGCCTTGTCGGTGACGGGGTCGGAATCGCAGAAATTGATCTTGCGAACATGATTCGACCATTCGTCGCCCGTCACCTGCAAGCGTTTCAGCGGGGCATCGTAGGGGCGGACGGCAAAAATGGTACGTCCCAACACCTGACTGATCGCTTTGGTGTAATTGTCGGTACCGGTCAGCAGCACGGCCTGCGCCACAGAAACGAAACTAGACGTGTCCACGATGGGCGACGTCGGCTCCCGGCCAGTGGCCATTTTATTGATATCGGTCAAAATTGCGGCAATGTCCGCAAAATCCATACCAAGCGGCATATTACTTTACCTCCGTTCCATAAGTCGGGTCGATAATCCGGGCCGTCACAGTGGCAGCATCTGCCGTCGGCTGCTGCTGGATGCCAAGGCCCAGCGCGTTCGCTTGCAACGTCTGGGTCATAGTCTGCATTGCCTGTGCTGTAGTCTGCTGACCCTGCAAAAGCTGCTGCAGCAGGGTCTCAAGGCCGTCGTACTGCGTCGCAGGCTGCGGGACGGGCTGCGGCGCAGGCTGCGGGACGGGCTGCGGCGCGGGCTGCGGCGCGGGCTGCGGCGCGGGCTGTGGAGCAGGATGCTCCATTGCTTCAATCTCTGCTTTGGTGTATCCGGCCATAGCGAGGGCCGCCTTTTCACTGATTTTCAACTCTTGTCGCCTCCATTACAACGTATGTATCATGTGCCAAGCATTCAACAACTTTGTCGTTGTCTCCTTTTGTGACTGGACCCACTGCGCAACACTGCCGCGTGTGGGCGACGTCGGCCCAGTCGCTATAATAAGGGATTTTCAAACGAGCGCACAAATCAGCCAGCAGAAACGCGCGCTCGTTTGTGATCGACTGGGCGAAAATGATATAGCATCCCATAAGTTAGCTCTCCTTCTTGATGTCGTCCAGAGCGAGCCGCATTTCGGTAATAGCCGCAGTGTTCTCCTTAACAACAGTGTTGCACTGATACCACATCAGCAGAAAGGCAGCGATAGGAAAACCAACGTTAGAAATAGCCTGAATCGCAATATTAGCATCCATTTTGTGCACCTCCTTACATATACAAGTAAATCCTCGGTTCTTGCGCTGGCTGACGCTTGCCCGCCCCTTCTGGGGGCTGCCTGTGGGCACCGAGGATTATCTTTACTATATACCCGCTGTGTAAAAAAGTCAAGTACCGCAATACTCACGGAAGAAAATTTCATCCGAGTATCGCTCAAATTCAAGTTGCCGCTGCAAGTACGCGGGCCAGATGTACCCATACGCGGCCCTAAACCGTTTCCGCTCGTAGTCGCCGGTGCCGTATGTGGGCATCTCGCCAGACCTGTGGCGGCATACATAATATAGCGGCTTGCTCTTGTGCTCGTAGATGCAGCACCTCCCGATTTGTACAAGCGGGTAGTATTCCCGGAGGGGCCGGGACACTACCAGACTCTTTTCTTCTGCGCTGTATTGGTTTTCAATAGCCGATCTATAAAAGTCTGTGCCGCTCATAGACCTATATAGGGTCGTAGTTGCTTTTTTCTTTGCTATGGGACTATCGACAAGATCGACCAGCAAAATGCCCTTATCTGCCAACAGCTTGACGCGCTCTTTCTTGCCGATCATCTTTTCGACTGTATCGGTGATCTCCCACTGCATATAATAGGGGTTTGCCATGCCAACAGCGTTTGACATACACAGCAGCGTCAAAGGCTTTTGCCCTTGAAGTTCTCGGTTACGGTTGACCGTCTCATAAATGTTGGCAAGGCCCACGCCCTCGCCGCGTCGGTAGTAGTCGGATTCTTCTTTCTGGTATTCGTCCAGAATGATGATGTTAGTATGGGGACTTGAAAAACCACGGGTGCGAGCCAGAGTAACCACACTTCCCACGACGCCGGCCATTTGGGCCGGCTTAATCGGGGTGCCGGTATCAGTGTAGGCCCCAGCGTTACCCACTTCATAGAGTCCCGCGATTTTAGGTATTTTAAACGGGGCATAATGTGTTTGTAAATCGTCGTTCAACGGAGACCACGGCCACATACTGGGCGATGCGCAAATAAGTTCCGCCTGCTGCGGCGTGCGGCGCAGATACAGAAAGTCCTTCCCGGTCTGATGGACGTGCTTTAGCGCTCCATAGGTTTTGCCTGTGCCGCGTCCGCCCCATATAAAAATAATAGACGCCCCTGTTGACAAAATGCCATCCTTTTCGGAAAAGTTCGGCCATCCTTCATCGGTGTATAATTTAATCATCAGATAACCTCCATAATCTTGTACCCTAATATCTTTGCGTATTCGTCGGTAATTCCCAACGTATAGGTATTATCACAAATACACAGGTTTCTTGTGATATGTACCGTGTGCCCGTCAACCACAAAATCGGGCACATTGGGGCGATCATTATAAATAACCTGATTTCCTGCCGCCAAACAAAAAGTAAACCCGGGCTTGAATACCTCAAAACCACCCCACAGGGCCAGCTCCAAACCGCCTTTCCGCTTGCTAACTCCTGCTATAGTGGTAGTAATCGGCCCACCTTTTTTGTAGGTGGTTGCGTATTTTTTAGCGCCCCACGTCATAAACTCCGCATAGCTGTGCTCCTGCTCGTACACGCCCATGTAATGGGTATTGCCTTTTGGGTCTGTAGCGCAAGCGCCGTTGTCTTTTGCAAGTTGCTTTACGGCTTTGTTAAAGCCCGACAAATCAATATTGCCCATGTATTTAACGGAATCGGTATCACAGTACACGCCATTCTTGCCCGCGGCCCATTGCGCTATTTTTAGGCGCTTGCGCGTGTGGGCCGTAGTCCATACGCCCCATTGGTACGGCAGGAACAAATGCGGGCGGTGTTCGTTATAGCTGCCCTCTGGGTCGTCGGTGCATTCGCTCCATAGATTGTCGGGGTCGTCCTCGTTAAAAAGTGTATCCAGCTGCAAGGGATCCTGCGCTGTCATACCGTAGTAGCTGTTAAGATCGCCCTTGGCCTTAACATAATACAAATCTTGACCGGCTACACCTTTAAGGGATGTTTTGCCGGTATAGCTTTCTTTTACACAATCCGTCAACGGTTTAGGCAATTTGCCATAATCGGACGTATACAGGTCCAAGACGTTGAGAGCGTCCCAATCATATTCTTTTGCGATAATTCTAAAGTCGATGTCTGTTATCGTGATCTCGAAATGTTCAGCAGACAACAGACGACCATTGTCGTTAATGTATCCTTCACAGTGCCGTACTTTTGCGAGTGGCACATAAGGAAACCCCCACCACTTGAAACGTTGGCGCAAACCTTTTACTTGCAAGCGCATTAAACACGCCTTGCCGTGTCTCATACATTGCATCAGCCGTTCGACAGTTGCCGGCTCCTGCCTAAATGGAGTCATAGGGAAGTAGCATTCACATTGTGCGGCTGGGTATGCGCTTGACATATCCACGGAACCAACGTTTTCTAGGTGCAAACCCACATAATAGCGGTTGGCGTGGGTGTCGCCACCTCGGAAGGCTTCCCGCAACATCTGGTATAGGTCCCATGATGGCAGTAGGCGCTTGACCTTTTTAATGCCCCATTTGTACATAGCTTCACGGGCCATTCGTCTGACGTAACCAGTGCGCGTCAGCGGCAATGTATACAGATCGTCGCCGTCTCGCTTCATCTCAATTAACAAGCACTCTACAATGCACCTGACATCATTGATACAATACGCTAATTCTGTAGATGTCAGCGGAGTCCAAGGATACCGCACTTTTGAATAATCGAGAGCGCCCGTTAATTTAGCATGTGGGGCACCCAGCTGCTTGCCCCAAGCATCAAGAGACAAATTGCTGTGGCGCATACTGCATCGGTACTCGATAGCTCGGTTGTCGCATTTTAAAACCCTGCGGGGCTTGCTGGCGAACACATCGCCCGGGCCGAAATCCAGAACACCCGACAAATATTGGAATTCATGGGCAAGATTATGGACATACATACATAGATACCAATTGCCCTGTGGGCCACTGTTTGCCTGCAAGTAGTCGCTGATTGCGCCTGTAAAATTCAACCATTCGCCCCATGTCCTGCCGATAATGGTAATATCCAGACCCAGTTGACATTGCCAGATATACATAATGGTGTGGGGGTTGTCGTCGGCATCAACACACACGCAGCTTGTCTCAATATCAAACGCACACGGCATATCAACATACAAACGCTTCTTGTTCGTTGCGCTTTTTGCCTTTAGTGTGTTTTCTGTCCAAGTGCTCCATGAGCCATGGGACGGGGTTATAATTACAAGCCTCCTCCAAAACCTCCGCGCAGGTCGGCAGAGCTGCTCCCCTCGCTATAGTCCCATTCTGTGCCATAGTTAACCTCACCTTGCTGCCACTTTACAAAATCGTCAATACTGACGTTGTAACCGCCCTTCTCGCGCCAGTACATGACCGGCTGATCTGACGGATAATAGTACACGCCCGACGCCTTCACGATCTCCCACCATTCAGACAGGGCCGTGTATTGATCTTCGGGCACGTCGGCAATGTCAATGCCGCCAACCTTCATTTTTTGTTCGAATTCGGCACGCGCACCGCCAACGGTGGAGCCTTTGGCGCGCACAAAACGCGCTACATCCGCTAGGGCCTGTTCTAATGCTTTGCGGTCTCCCCGCATGGCCTTTAGGGTCGGAAAGCCTCCGGCAAATTCTTTATAAACGTCGCTGGTGCCACTGATCGGGGCTCTTGATAAGCGCTTAATACGTTTCTGCGCAATGCCACGAAGTCGGGAGTACTCTTTATGCATCTGATTATCGGGCCAAGATTCCAAGGCAAACGGAGTGTACAGCTCCGAGCTGTATTTGAGGGCCGCGCTTGCTTTAGCTGCGCCTACTGCCATGCTTCTTCTGCTCCTTTCTATTCATGATCTTATAATACCATTCGAGGGGGTCTGCTTCAATGCCAAGACCGCTGAAAATAATTTTGGCCCATTCAGAGCGGAAAAAATCGACATCTTTATTAGTGACTCCACTGTATACAATGACAGAGGCAAGATATGTCATGGAGTCGGCGCAGTTCAGCAAGGATATTCTGTTATCTCTACTTTTCATGTGGCCTCCTATAATAAAATAAGGCCGCCGCAGGTGCGGCGGCCACAGGTTAAACCAGATTCAAAGACAAAACCTGCCCTTTTTTGGTGCTGATAAGAACAGGTTTGATCTTCACTGGCTCCGTCCACGTATCAGGGGTACCGAGCAGCGTAAACATGCGCTTCAGAGACTGGTACACGCCGACGGAAACGCAGGCATACGACTGCCCGTCCTCGGTAATGAGGACCACCCGCGGGGCAATCGTTTTGCCCTCGGGGACGTCATCCT